ACGTTGCTGTTGTCGTCCACACCACCTCTCTTTGCCTGCGCTACGGCGGTGAGGTCGCCTGAAACCGACTTGTCAAACACATTTGCTTTCGGGCACGTGATTACGACCTGAAACAGTGCGCCGCTCGACACATTGCGAAGCAGCGTGAAGGTACCGCCTATTTTGCTGACGATGTTGTCCTCGTCCGTATATTCCGCCTCAAACACAATGTTGAGATTCGATGACAGGTTGGACTTCACCGTGAGCGTTCCGTCCGCACCGACGACAAACGAAGCATTGGATGTAGCGGCCGTGTACACCTTTCCGTTTATGGTGTACTTCACGTTCTGGCAACGTGCGAGGTGGTCGCTGGAATCCCCCGTCTCATACACTTTCGGCGTAATCTTGTTTGGCGTTGATGAGTAATTAGGTGAATATACGTGCGTGTCTGGGTTGTAGGACTGCGACATTCCCTGAGATGCGTTGAAATATATCTGAACGCTTTTTGCGTCGTTCAAATCAACGATGGTAATCTGGTTTCTTGCTGTTACTGCCATGATTTTACTGTTTTATCTGTTTTATGTTTTACTGTTCATTCTGTATCAAGGACACATTCAAATAAGGCTTTTTTCCATATATCCTCCGCCCTGACGGTGATGGACGGTCCGGCTCTTCTGTGGCGGTTGTTCCATTCCGCATCATACTCCCCGTTACCGCTGTCCCTCGTCCACGAGAATGCCTCCGACGGGTATTGTGCCGTAACATCCGCACCGTCCCTTGTCACGATTGCCGAGAGCGTTATTTCTCCCTGCCCGTTTCGTATGATGTTTCCCTTGTCGGTGTATATATCGAGCATCACGGGGCTGTCGCCCTTCTCGCCCTTTCCTGCATACTTCTGCCAGACGGAGGAGCTGTCCGACGGCCGTTCGGTTGTCGTCTTTCCCTTCTCCACCGTGCAGAGCCATGTCGAGCCGTCAAGGGTCACCGACTCGTAATGCCCGTATGGCGTGCCCTCCTGCCAGCTGCCTCTGTGCAGCACCATCGGAGCCGTCGCCCCCGTATAGCTTTTCATCTCGAAGTTGTCGTTCATGATGAAGTTGTGTTCAGGGTTGAACAGACGGGTGGAGTGGTGCGATGCAAGGTTGTAGTCGTTCACGTCCGAGTAGCCGTCGATGGCCGGCGCGCCGTCTCCTACTGTTCGTATCACGATAAGGCTCCGCCGCTCTTTGTCTGTCTGACTTCCCATCTGCACGATGCTGTCGCCCGTTTCAGGTACGGACGGTGTAACGTTGTCATCATAGCCGATGCCGTTTACGGTCTTACCTCCGTACTCCACCTTCACGGCCAACGTGTTTGCGAGGTCGATGTAGTTGTAGAGCTTGCCGTCGGAGAGCGTTTCCTGCCCCGTCTTCAGCACCAGCCGCCAATAGTACTTGTTCTCCACGTCGTGATACACACCGTCGGCATCTTTCTTCTGCTGTGAGAGGTCAAAAGTCTGACACTTGGCTTGGTCACCCACTTTCCACTTGTTCTGCACCCTGCGGCTTCCATCGTCGGCCACCATGTAGCACCTGAAAGCGTATGGAGTAGAGCCGTCTGCAACCTCCGCTCCCGTATCGTCGATGGGCTTCACACTCGAAATCCTGCCACCGACGGGTGAGAAGATGAAGTTGCCACCCACGTAGTTCAGCTCCATTATTTCCAATGCTGCGATGACCATCTTGATGCGGGCGGTGAGGAAGTCTGTCTCTACGTGGCTGCGTCCATCTGCGTCCGTCCACATCCCAAAGCCGTTGCCGAGAATGCCCTTCTCGAAGTTCCTGCCCTCGATGGTGTCTGTGATGACTTTCAGCAGCGTGGCTACTCCCTTCTCTGTGACGCCGTGCTTGCCATCACCGAGCAACAGTCCCTTGAGGAATGTAATCAGGCCCTTTGCGGTGTCGTCTTGCAGCTTGGAGAGGAAATGCTTGTCGGTGTAGTTGCGGATAAGGGTGTTGATAATCCCAGTATCAACCAATCCCGGCTTTCCACCGTTGCCAAATATGCTCCCGTTGTAAATTCTATCAACAACAGTAGTGATTTTTTGATATGTAGATTTTTCAATATCATCATTAAGAGTTACTTCAATCTTTGGAATAATCCCTTCACCCTCTTTTATCGTGATGGTTTTTATTGTTACATTAACAATCGGAAGCACCTCGTTCTTGTCTGACGTTTCCGGGATTCCATAAAATGGAAATTTTAACCCAGCATATAAATTCCAATATACAGATTTATCTACATTACCATTAGCTTCGCATAGGTCGTAGTTGCGGGCAAGATATATGTCATCTATGTGAGGCTCATAGGTGTATTTTGTCTCACAGTTGTCTGCCAAATACTGTGTGGCAGCAGAGAGCAGTCTCATTTCTGCAGCTTTGACAAACACGTCTGGCATTTCAATTCCTATCAGGACATAGTGGTCACCAGCGTTTATCCGCGCATTATTACTCGGATAATAAACGTGTATTGACTGATCAGATGCTCTTGTCAGCGAAACTTGATAGCCTTTATAACGTTTTCCGTTTTTATTATACGTAACTCGCGTTACATCCTCTCCAATTTCAAACTCCCTTGCTACGCAAAATCCATCTGACATAACAATTTTCGGCGTCTCGTTGCCGACAAATTGTGCTTTCAGGTCAAAGCCCATATCCTTGATGATAACATGGAATGGAGAGTTCATCATATCTCCCGTAGAGTCGGCAATATCCCATATATACTCTGATTTGTAATCTGTTGGAAGATTAGGGGCTTTTGTTGACTTTCCAATAAAATAAGTTATGTTATAACTACTGGAGATTTGGTTAATGTTACCAAATATAGGCTTAAAAACAACCCTTACGTCAGACCTCTCTGATAGTAGTATTTTGCCAATCTTAGATGGAGAGTTTTCTACATCAGGAATTTTCGGAAGCTCAAATTCTACATAATCTCTTGAATTGGCCTTAACGGATGTTGGATCAGATGTGTACGTACCTATTTTACTTTCAACGCCTGTAAGAACAGATTTAGCATAGACACTGAGTTGGTATGAAAATGATACCGTCAGCGGTTTTGCATCTGAGAATTTTACACCAAACCATACGTGTCCGTATGATGGGGATAATGTATATTCTCCTGCATTTTGGTCTTTTATGGTGAAAAGTTCAGTATCGTGGTTGTTTCCAAACGGGGTTGGATTTACGGTAGTAATAGGAATAACACAATCTCTTTTTATCAAAGTTTGTTTTCTTCCATTTATTTCCGGCATAATTCCATCACCCCTGTGGGCATCATCTATCAGCTCTCCGTTTGGACCGATATAACCTACGGCCAATATCTCATCTATTCGCTCTTGGTCCTCATAATTTAGAAAGGATTTGTGTCCGTTAGAGTCGGCTGTACTTCCTGTTTGTTCCGTATTATTATCCATATCTGCACACTTGGCAGCACGAAGCTCTCCGTATGTAGCCCCCTTGATTGTAGGATATATCTCCTCCAAATCCGGGTTGCTTCCGTCCCATTGAGCAGATCCTTCCCGAAGTCCTTCGCCTGTAGACATACAGTCGTCGTTTTTATCAATGTAAGCATCGTTCGTGTCTCCGAGAACTGAACGAAGAAGCGGATTTTGTTTTTTACGGTGAGCGTTATTAACCGCCTTTATACTTGGAACTTCAAAAGTGTCTGGAAGTTGAAGATTGTGAGGGAATAGTGATTGGGAAAGGTTGTACTTCTTATTGTAGTACCGATAGGGCATATTTTTTATAGACCCCATCGCTCTCAGTCTTGTAATGATCTCTTGAGACTGGTCTGCTGTCTTCTTTATTTCAAAAAGAGCCTTTCCCTGATTATCTATGTCAGCATACCCCTTTCCATATCCAAAATAAAAATATTTGCTATTATCATTTTGTCTGTTAATATTAACGCCCTCGCCGGTAATAGTGCCGAGCGTATATCCTATGTATATATCCCTTCCTTTGACAAAATAGTCTAAGTCAAACGTATTGTTCACTTCGGACAAGGCACTTGCAACGGACGTGTTATTGAACGACATAACCTTGTCGTCACTATGCGTAACAATACACACTGTACCGTCGTTATTTTCTACAGTGGATAGATTAACATGAATTTTCCATCCATCATTAGGGAACGCTCTGTCAAGATTGGCTTGAATCTTTCCTGCAAGTGTGCAGACTGGAGTAAATGTAACGTTTTTCCCGCCTACCACAGCAGTTGTTTCCCCGCAGAAAAGCTGGAATATAGAACTACCCGTAAAATTAGTCCCAAGAGCAGCTATATAATCCCCTGTGGTAGCGGTAATATCAAGCATCATAACTCGTCCAAGGTCGCTTGCAACACTATCAAACCTTACGGAATCGTATTTAAAAGCATTTCCTATCGAATTTGGCTTAGCTGACTGAGTGACGGATGGTGTATTGTTAAGATAGAAACGAACACCTCTGTATACACAATAGTCACCTATTGAGAATGGTATAGGAACTTCGCATTCTACATTGAATGTTATATATTGACCTCCTATACTCATGGCCCTATCCTGAAATGTCCATTTATCAACGAAACATCTTGTTTTTTCTGTTCCGTCGCTATCTTTGTATAATATGGTCAATTTATTAACTTTCATGTGGTCTTAAAAAATAAGTCATTTATCGTTACACTCCCATCTGCTGCTTCTCCAAACTTCGGGTAAACATCTGTCACTGGGTCTTCTACGGAGAATTTGACTTTAAACGTTGCTATTGCATCAGGATCGTCATTTGAACATGAATAGACGTCGTTTGATACCGAAAGCACCCTAACGTCTTTTCTTCCCATCTTTAGATAGTCGTCGTAGATAGCGAGCCTTCCGCCAACAGCCTTGTTGTTTCTTCCGTACAAGAAATTTACGAATGCAGTAATATCTCTGGATATATTGTCTTCACTACCTTTATATATGAAGTCTACTTCAATATCGTATTCCTTTATAGGTATTTTTTTAGGGATATAAACATCCCTCCCATCCTCTCCCGGCCAATCCCGCGTCGGTAGTTCTTTAGATTCCGGGTTTTTCATGAAAGGAAATTTACTACAGCCAATATTAAACGCCTCCAAAAGGTCAACAACTTCACCTTTCGTATAGGATACCCCATCGAAATAAAGCTGCTGTATGTATAATCTTGGTATTGACATAGTACAAATGTTATTTGTGCAAATATATTGAATTATGTTTACAAAATTATGATATATAATTAAAATCTACTATGTAAATATTAATTACCTAAATAATCTGTTAATTTATTTGTTTTATTTCCTTATATTTGCAGTAAATATTACGAATATGGAAAAGGAAAGTTTGAGTTCTATATTAAGAAGAGAAGCAAGGTTGATTGGGTTATGCGACGAGTGGTACAACTCATGGAATAAAGATGCCTCGCCACAGGAACTTATAGATAAGTATTTTGATGGACTTGATTTTCCAATGAAACATCACTGGCCATCTAATGAATTTATTAAGAACAACTTTGATAAAGGATTGCTAAGGAAAAATAACTTATTAGTAGATGATAAATACAGTGTTTTAAACCCAGCCGAAATGGTTGCTCTTGGCAACACCGTATCTACTATAAGAATAAACGGAATATCACACTCGTCTATTTATGCAAGAGATAAATCCAGATTAAATATTTCTGTTAGAGGTAAGGCTTTTGTCATCATACATTTATTCGACCAGTCGAATGTTGATGTAAATACTTTTGACACTCCAAATGTATTGTTATTGATACATTCAAATAATGCTTTTTACAATGTATCTGATATGGTAAAAGTAAAGAAAGAACTTGACTACTTAAAATAGTTCTCAAATTCATTGAGTAGTATTAACAAATTTGCCCACAACTCCTAATTACATATAAATAGAGGGCAGCACAAAGCGCGCCGCCCTCTTTATAATATGTGTGTACTTGAAATTATGCTATGTGTAAATTTTGATTCCCATATATAACACTATGTAAATCGTTTGCGAGAGTATCTACTCTATTGTATAGTTCTCCATTTTCACTTATTATAGACCGAATAGCAGCTACATTAGCATCTATTCTGCCCATCATAGTTGCCATTCCTGTTATCTGCTTTATGTAATCTGGCCACATTTCGTTAAGGAATTGAGTTTTCATTAATCGAATGACGGCAACATCTTGTCTTAAAGCGTTAATGTAGCCGCCCAATAGGTTGCTTACATCTTCGCTTGTGCCTTTCATTGCAGAGCTTAACGTAGTACCAGTATCACGCTTCAGTGACAACCCAGCGTTGTTAATGCCGGCTTCATAGGCGTTCATGAACTCTCTTGCGGCAATGACGGATTTTTCTCCTTCTCCACCTTTACCAAAGAAGTTACTCACAATGTCAGATACTTTAGACGCGCTTCCCTTGACATCTTTGACATCAAACACCCCGGTAAGATTATTCTTTAACTTTTCAAACATCGGCTCCATGATTTCCATCTGCATCATCTTTGATGCTACATTTTGCATGATGCTTGTCACCGTATCACCATATGCCTTGGCCATACTTTCCCCATTCTCAAACGCATTTGCAAGTGCGTCTGATATTTGGTCCGCCCATCCTTTAACGTCTATACTCCAAAGTTCTTTTTCTAAGTCTTGGACAAAAAAACTTATCTGATCATCAAGTTCAGCAATTTTTTCCTTGTATTCCTGTAGTGCATGTTTCGAGGATTTTTTCTTTTTATCCTCTTTGTTATACATCTTTACATAATCCTGTCGCTGTTGTTCTAAAAGATTTAGCTGTTGTTGATAACCATTAACATCTCCGCCAGCAGAGGAGTAATAGTCTAACATAGCCTTGCTTGCTTTACCACCAATATTCTTAGAAGTAAGAGATTTATACTGCTCTTGATAGTTTCTTAGTACACTTCCAATATCATATCCGAGCGTCCTTTCTTGTGCTTTGGATATAAGCTGAGTATATCCTTCAATTTTAGAAACGTCGTCCCTTAACCCTTGTATTTGTCGCTCCAGCCTGTTGTCATGTGCTTTTGCAATCCCTCCAATTAAACCGAGTGATGCGCCGGCAGCCATACCCCAAGGACCAAGGAAAGATAGCGAGGATGCTCCTTGTATCGCTCCGCCTGCAACAGTGCTCATATCTGACATTAGATTTGCTGCACCGCCCATTCCGATGGAATCAAAAACACTACCAAGTAAATCTAAACCTTGCTTAAATTTACCAAGTCCATCTATGACGTCGTTCATAGTATTGCTGAACTTCTTGTATTCTGCAGACTTATTGTCGTTGTTTTGTATTTTTTTGTTTTGCTCTTTAACCTTGTTAATCGCAGCATCAGCGTTGATGACTGCCGAGGCATACTTTCCTGCAGCCTTTACATCATCAGGATTTTTTTCAAGGTCCGCCTTGGCAGCATTTCTTTCTTGTACAGCTGTCTCTGCGCGCTGAGTGTCTATGGCAAGTTGTGCGACATCGCTCTCACGCCTTTTATCTAAGATACCAAGCCAACCGCCACGTAAAAATGCAGAAAATTCGGTAATATTCTTTTTATCAGTTACATCCTTTAATGCTTTATTTATTTTATCAACCTTATCTATATATTCTTCTGCAGATATAGCTCCGGCTTTAAGTGCATTGTCAGTTTTCCGTATAGCTATGTCGGCATTAGTCTTTATTCCTGATATTGGAATAGATACATTTTTAGATACCAAACGTTTATATCCATACGATGCTTCGTTAGTCTTTATATCTCTTTTTGCTTTTGCAATAGTTGCTCCTTGCTCATATTGAGAATTAGAAATTTTACCTATTTCTAAAGCAATTTTTAAATTC